TTTCTTGAGGAAATCGTAGACGAGATTGAGGGAGTAGATCTTGAGAGCTATTCGGACTATGGCGAGGGAGTAAGAAACAACGCCAAAAGAGGAAGAGAGCTAAACGAGAAGCACAATAACAAGTGCGCCACGGACGTGGGCAAAAAAAGAGCAGCCGACCTTGAGGCAGGCCGTCCCCTTTCGGTAGACACGATAAAAAGAATGTACTCGTACCTAAGTAGAGCGGAGGAGTACTACGACGAGAGCGATACATCAGCCTGCGGTACTATTAGTTTTCTATTATGGGGAGGTAAAGCAGGCTTAGGTTGGTCCCGTAACAAGCTTAGGGAGTTAGGCGAGCTTGAGTAAAAATGAAACAGTTAAATTATATATCGTTAGTTAGTTAATTATGAATGCACAGAACAAACTCAGTAAAATTGCCGAGCTACTTAGCGTAGAATTGGCAAAGAGAAGCAAGAAGGAAACCCTTGCCTCTATGAAATTGGATAACGGAACCGTTATTGAAGCAGAAAACTTCGCTTCGGGCGAAGCTGTTTTCATCGCAACAGAAGATGAGAACGTAGCACTACCCGTAGGAGAATATGTTTTAGAGGATGGCCGTATTTTGATCGTTACCGAAGAAGGTATTATCGCAGAGATTCGTGAGGCAGCAGCCGAGGAAGCTCCTGCGGAAGAGGAAGCACCTGCTGAAGAGTCTACGGAGATGGCTGAAGAGGAAGTCGTAGTCGAAGCTCCTGAAGAGGTAGCTCCTGAAATGCAAGAAATCGTCGATACTGTTGTATCTGTTATCGCCCCCGTTATCGAGGAGATGAAAGAGCAAGTTGAGGAGATGAAGCGTAAGTTCGAAGAGGTAGTAGAAGAGAAAAAAGCCGAAGAGGAAAAGCAAGAAGAGCTTTCTCGTAAAGCTCCTGCTCGTAAGCCTATCAAAGCTAACCCTGAAGCACAGCCACAGAAAGAAATGGTACGTTTCGCACAGAATGGACGTAAGTCTACTTTGGATCGTGTATTAGGTAAAATCTCAAACCGATGAAACAGATTCAAAAAGTATGGGCTGAGATAACAGCCAAGAAAGCCGAAGTAGCTCTTTCTGCAAAGAAGCTACAACTTAGCGCTTTGGATGACGTAAAAGAGGCTCAAGATTTACTCGAGCAAGGTATCGCTAAAGCAGATGCCTTCGATAATAGAATGGCCGAAGTTATGCAAGAACTTGAAAGAGTTAGTAATACTGTATTCGATGTTTTAGGAGATGCAGAAGCAGAAGCGGATGCGTTGAGAGATGACTACGCTAAAGCGGAGGCTGCATTAGACGAGTTTGAAGCTTTGGCCGATGACTTGGGCGTTGATCCTTCGGACAACGCAAATTGGGCTAACCTCGAGTCATTAATAAGCAACGATACAACGGATGCGATTTCAAAATTGGATGAGTATTACAACGAGCTCGATAAGATTTATAGAGCAATCCCTAGTTAATAAAACAAAAATTTAATCAATAAAAAAAGATGGCAACAACTACATCAATCACAACTACGTACGCAGGTGAATTTGCGGGAAAGTACATTTCTGCTGCGTTGTTGAGTGCTGATACTATCGAGGGCGGTGGTATTACAGTAAAACCAAACGTGAAGTACAAAGAGGTAATGAAAAAACTCGCTACCGATGCAATCGTAAAAGATGCAACGTGCGATTTCTCTGATACTTCAACAGTAACATTAACCGAGCGTATCCTTCAGCCTGAAGAGTTTCAAGTCAACCTTGAGCTTTGTAAGAAAGATTTTCGTAGCGATTGGGAAGCCGTACAAATGGGTTACTCTGCCTACGATCAGTTACCTCCTGCATTCTCTGACTACCTTATCGGCCACGTAGCCGCTAAAGTTGCTGAGAAGATGGAAACAAACATTTGGCAAGGTACTAACGCTACTGCAGGTGAGTTCGACGGATTCGAAGCTTTGTGGGCTGCAGATGCAGACGTAATCGACGTAACGGGTACAACAGTTACTGCTGCTAACGTAATCGACGAATTGGGTAAGGTAGTAGATGCTATTCCTTCTACTTTGTACGGCAAAGAAGATATGTACATTTACGTTTCTCAAAACGTAGCTCGTGCCTATGTTCGTGCTTTGGGTGGCTTCGGTGCTTCAGGATTGGGTGCTAACGGTTTGAACGCTCAAGGTACTACTTGGTACAACGGAGGCGATTTGGCTTTCGATGGTGTTAAGATCTTCGTAGCTTCAGGTTTGAGCGACAACACTATGGCTGCTGCTCAGAAGTCTAACCTATTTTTCGGAACGGGCTTGTTGAGCGACGCTCAAGAAGTAAAACTTCTCGATATGGCTGACTTGGACGGTTCACAAAACGTACGTGTAATTATGCGCTTTACTGCGGGTATTCAGTACGGTATTGGTAGCGAAATCGTATTGTACTCTTAATAGGGTATTAGATTAGTAATAACAAAAGGGTAGGTGGGTAAGATCTGCCTACCCTTTTTTAATAGGATATAAAATGGCTTGTGATTTAACAAAAGGACGTATTCTCCCTTGTCGTGAATCTGTTGGCGGTATCAAAGAAGTTTACTTCGTAGACTACGGAGACTTGGGTACGATCACGTTGACAAACGATGAGGTAACGGATCTGTCAGGTACGTTTAGTGCGTATCAATACAAATTGAAGGGCAACAGCTCTATGACACAAAACGTAACGGCTTCTCGTGATAACGGAACAGTTTTCTTTGAGCAAACTTTGTCGTTGACTTTGCCACGTTTGAGCAAAGAGGATAACAAAGAGCTTAAACTATTGGCTTATGGTCGTCCACATATTGTCGTGGTAGACTACAACGGTAACGCATTCTTAATGGGCCGTGAGCACGGTGCAGATGTAACGGGCGGAACTGTGGTTTCAGGCGCAGCAATGGGCGATATGAGTGGTTACACTCTAGAGTTTAGCGCAATGGAGTTGCAGCCTGCTAACTTTATCGATGCTCCTGCTGAAGGTGATCCATTCGATGGTATGGTTTCAGCTACTGCTACAATCGTAGCGGGTACGGATAATTGGGCTTAATAGCTTTTGATTAGTTATAAAGGGGGAAGGTTTATGCCTTCCCTTTTTTTTTGCAAAAAAGATAGGCGTTACGTTATTTAAGTATGCACATAGTCAGCACAACAGATAAGGAAATTTTATTCGTGCCTCGTATTGTAGAAACGGGGTCGTTATCTCTTAGCGTTACAGATGAGCAAGAGAATAAAAGCACCACAGAAAGCGTAACAGCTTCGCAGAGTGGTAACTTTGTAAGTATAACCCCTACCTATACTTTTAAAGAGGGAAATTTTTATTACTTTGTGGTAAGTGGAACAGCCGAGTTATACCGTGGTAAAGTCTTTTGTACGGATCAAACGGACTTTGATAAGTACACTACTAACGAGAATATTTACAACGAATACGAGAAGGCTGAAGCCAACGAATATATTGTTATATGAAATTACACGCTATCAACCTAGCAAGCTATACTAAGCCTGAGGTTATTGAACAAAAAAATCGTGATTGGGTAGATTACGGAGCTGACAATAATTACTATCAGTATTTAATAGATCGCTTTCAAGGTAGCCCGACGAATAACGCTATTATAAACGCTGTTAGCGACCTTATCTATGGTAAGGGTATAGATGCAGCCGATAGCCACAGAAAACCCGCGGAATACGCTGCTATGCGTTCCCTGATCCACGAGAGCTGCTTGAGAAAAGTAACAAGCGACTTAAAGCTAATGGGGCAAGCAGCCTTTCAGGTTATTTACTCAAAGGATGGCCGCCAAGTGGCGCAGGTGGAGCATATGCCTATACAGACCTTGCGAGCTGAGAAGTGCAACGAGGAGGGAGATATTGAAGGATATTATTACTGCGCTAATTGGGATAAGCTAGGGCCTAATGAAAAGCCCGAAAGATTTTCAGCTTTCGGGACTAGTAACGACTCTATCGAGATTTTAGTTATTAGACCATACCGAGCAGGATTTTATTACTACTCGCCCGTAGATTATCAGGGAGGGTTACCCTATGCAGAGCTAGAGGAGGAAGTAGCAAACTACCATATCAACAACATTAAGAACGGCCTTGCGCCTTCTATGATGATCAACTTCAATAACGGTGTTCCCGATGAGGAAGAGCGTATGGAGATTGAGCGCAAAATCCGTGAGAAATTTAGCGGTAGTTCTAATGCAGGTAATTTTATCCTAGCTTTCAACGAAAGCAAGGAATTAGCTGCGACTATTGATGCCGTACCGTTGTCGGATGCTCCTGCTCAGTATGAGTTTTTGAGTTCGGAGGCTATGCAGAAGCTAATGGTTGCACACCGTGTAACTTCTCCGATGCTATTGGGTATTAAGGACGATTCAGGGCTAGGAAATAATGCGGAGGAAATAGAGACTGCAACGCTGTTATTTGATAACACCGTAATTCGTCCATTCCAAAACCTTATAATTGATGCTATCGACCAAATCTTATCGGTTAATGGTATTGCTTTGGATCTATACTTTAGAACGCTTCAGCCTTTAGAGTTCATTGATAGAAGCGCAGCGATTACACAAGAGGAAAAAGAAAAGCAAACGGGCGAAAAGCTATCGGCACACGACTGCGGATGCAAGACCGAGCTAAAAGATGCCGACGACCCGTGTTGGGACGGCTATGAAATGGTAGGCTTTAAAACTGAGAACGGCAAGAAAGTACCTAATTGCGTACCTATTGCTGACTTATCAGAGGTAGCGGATGAGCTTATAGAGATGGGCGAGGACGAGGACCTAGATAATTGGGTTTTGGTTGATGAAAGAGAAGTGGACTACGACCAAGAAGAGGTACTCGATAAAATGATTGGTTTAGCAAGTACGGGTACGGCTCGTCCTAACGCTAAAAGCGAGGACGACGGTATGAATAGTCAAGGGCAGTTTTTCCGTGTACGTTATCAGTATGCCCCTCTAAGTGCGAGTGCAAATAGTAGGGACTTTTGCCGTAAAATGGTAGCCTCTAAGAAGCTATACCGCAAAGAGGATATTTTACAAATGAACGATAAGGCCGTAAACGCAGGATTTGGCCCTAATGGAGCTGCAACTTATTCTATATGGTTGTATAAGGGTGGCGCAAGGTGCGGCCATAAGTGGTTCCGTAAAACGTATATGTGGAAAGATCTAGAGGACGTAAATAAAACGGAGGACGGCACGACTATTAGCACTACTAAAGCTCGTTCGAAAGGATTCCGTGCGCCTGCTAACCCTAACAAGGTTAGCGTTGCGCCTAAGGATATGAAAAACAAGGGCTTTATTAATCCACCGAGCAATAAAGACAAACAAGGGGGTATATAATGGCAACAGCACTATTTATTACGAGAAGTGATTTGGTCCGAAATACATTCCTTTCGGGGAATGTAGACACGGATAAGTTTATTCAATTTATCAAAATAGCCCAAGAGGTCCACGTACAGCAGTATTTAGGTACTAAGCTATACGATAAGATAGGGCAGGATATTATTGACGGCACATTAACGGTTAATTACCAAACTTTAGTTAATGATTACGTGCAGCCTGCTTTGATCCATTGGGCTATGACTGAATATTTACCCTTTGCTGCCTTCACGGCATCAAATGGAGGGGTATATAAAAAGAGCGTAGAGAATGGAGAGACAGCCTCTAGGGAGGATCTTTCGTTTTTGATTGAGAAGGAACGAAACCTTGCTGAGTATTATACTAGAAGGTTGATAGATTACCTTGCGTTTCGCAACAATCTATTTCCTGAGTATAACCAAAATACGAATGACGACATTTACCCACTAAGAGACAGTACATTTAACGGATGGGTGCTATAACAACATACAAACCAAAGAAGGTTAACGTAAAGAAACTGCAAGTTTACTTAACAAGATCTTCGAAACAAGCAAAGAATAAGAAATGAGTTGGGGAAGTATATACGGAGAGACTTGGTGGGGTTCGCAGAACACTATCGACTTTAACGAGATAAGCTACTACATCTATGCGGTAGACCAACTCAAGACGAGAGCCTTGACAGACGGAGCTGTTATGGAGGGCTTCGGTTGTGCTAGTGAGGCTATCCGTACGATGGGGGATAGAGATACGGCAGAGGCGTTGTTTGATGCTTACAGCGTTAGGGTAGTTGCCGATAGCGGAGCTACGGAGGCAAGAATCTGTACTATTAAAGAAATAAGTTTACTACGATGAGCATATATAAGTCAAGTACTTTAGCAATGATTCCTACCGCTTATAAGGATGGGAAGTTATATAGTGTACGCCCTACGGATGGTAGTGGTGATTTTACATTTAGTAGGGGTTCAAATCTTGCTGCTACTAGGGTAGCCTCATCGGGCTATATTGAGAAGGGTAGAGAGAACCTTTTGCTGCAAAGTAACACCTTTAGTAATGCCTCTTGGATAAAGGCAGCAGGTACATCCGTAACAGCAGGTCAAAGTGGGTACGATGGTAGTGCCGATGCGTGGTTATTAAATAAGACTTCCGCTTACGCAAGGACGGAGCAAGTGATTTCTTTTGGCGGTGTTACAACCGCTTCTGTATATGCAAAAGCCTCCACTCACGATTGGCTATATATTAGATGCGATGCAGGTATTGTACACGATGCATATTTTGATTTATCAACGGGTTCTGTCGGTTCGGTTATACAATGTATAGATACAAAGATTGAAAGTATCGGTAACGGATGGTATCGTTGTTCTATGAGCTTTAACGCAGGTGCAGGTACATATATGCGTTTATATCCATCGGACTCGGATAATGGCGTAGGTAATTCTACGAGTGGCTCTATCTACATCCAAGACGCTCAATTAGAGCAAGGCTTGGTAGCTACTGACTACATTGAAACAACCACTACAAGCGTATCGGCAGGAATCTTAGAGGATATGCCTCGCCTTGACTATTCTAGTGGTTCGTGTCCTAGTCTCTTACTTGAGCCTCAACGCTCAAATCTTATAACGCAGTCAGAGTATTTGGATTCGTGGACAGATTCAGGAACAACAACTACCTTATTAAGTACAACAAACCCAAGTGGAGGTGCTCAAAGTTATGTCATTGCATCGGCTACTTCGGCAACAAATGCTTTAAGGTATGACCTCACTTTTTCTGCTTCAACTGATTATAGTTATTCGCTTTTCTTAAAAGCGGGAACAAGTGAAGAAGTAAGAATGCAGATTTATGACGGAAATACTTTTCAAAGATTAGCGGTAAATCCATTAAATGATTTTGCAGTTGTAGACCAATCGGGTATTAACTCTTATTCTATTGAGGACTATGGTAGTGGTTGGTATAGAGTTGTAATGAATTTTACCACTACGGCAAGTGCATCTTCGGGGTATCTACAAATATATCCCGATAGAACGGGAAACCTAAATAATGTAGAAGCGTGGGGAGCACAATGTGAAGCAGGAAGTTACCCTACAAGTTACATACCTACATATGGTTCTGCGGTTACGAGGTCTAAAGATTATGGTGATAATGCAGGAGATTCTTCTACATTTAACGATAGTGAAGGTGTTTTGTATTTAGAAAGCAGTTGGTT